GGTTGGAGGATTAGGCGGAATTCCCGTAGAACTAGGTGGATCAGCAAAAAACAGACCAATGGGAGATCTATATACCTCAAATTATTATGAGGTAGATTTATCATCTCCAGATAATTTGCCTATTGCAAATACAGACCCAACATTAATCCCGTCTGGTAATTATAGAGAGGCGAGAATACTAATCAAATTTTCTGAAACTCCACAAATAGGATTTCAAAGTTATTTTGATTATGGGGTTGATTGGGGCCTTGAGAATAATTGGAAAATTCATCCCGTTGGGACCTATGAAGATATTGCTGATAACCCGATCGATTATTACAAAGCAAGAGGCCGAGTGATAATGGTAGAACTTAGTTCATTCGGTCCAAATACATCTTGGAAAGGCAGAGTTCTTTGGGTAAATAGCATCTGATATCAACATTTTTACTACCATGTTAGATAAAATCCAGTTCCAGAACGGAACTATAGTCACTAGAGAATATCTAAATGAGACCCAAAAGGGCTCGAGTTTCTCAGCGGACACACAGAGAGACAATTATTTCTCTGAACCAACCGAAGCCGAGCATAGTAGTTGGGCGATTGGACAACGTGATAAATTAAAAGACTGGGAAATTGCTGATCCTAGAGAAGATAATGAAACCGCCGTCGGTAGACTGGCTCATGACGGCGTTGTATTAAACTCTTATGATCCAACTACTGGCATCAAAGTGTGGGGTCCTCCAGCTCTTTCTGAGACTTCTGTAGGTAGCGGTATTTACGGAACATGGGTAGAAGCTGGGAGTATAATTTTATCTGATGGCAGCATTGCCTCTTGGGGCATTCAATTTGTTCAGTTAATTAGCGGTTCAGAAATAAACTATATTTACCTTGATGAAAGTGTTGCCAAAACTGCAATTGAAGCAAATACTTCTATCTCTCTATCAATAGGCTCTAGTCTTCCTTCGGTTTCAGTACCACATATACCGATTGCAAAATTAACCCTAAATGCCGACGGAACTGGGCTTGCAACTAATGAAGATGGGGACGTATCCGGTGTAGGATATGTGGATTTAAGGTCAAATGTATATATTGGAAATCTAAATACTTACCCTAAGATTCTTAAGAATACTGATTTTGTATCTACTTCAAAACAAGTATCTGCATGGGAAAGAGTAATAGCTGATACCTCCGGTGGATCCATTGTAATTACATTACCCAACGCCCCGACTGATTCTGACAGAATTGCTATTGTAGATATCTCAGGGACTTTTGATAGGTATCCAATTATTATCCGCCCAGGAGAAAATACTAGTATTAATAATTCTGTTGATGACTGGATTGTTAATATAAAGGACGCCCATCTAGAACTCTTCTTTCATGAAGCAACCAATACATGGAGATTTGAAGAAAGCCCCGGAGGCGAATGCACTCCGGTCCTAGGGACGTTCTTAAGTTGTGGCGGAAGAGAGTTTATTGGTCAAAGACTACCAGAGGAATGCCCCGACAACCAAGTAGTACCCAGTACTTATCCAAACCCTTCAGAGGCAGTATATCGTTATGAAGGAACCACCAGTAAGTGTTATAAAGAGTACTATGAAAATGTTGCTGTATATGCAAATGGGCAGGGTGGTTTAATTAGGGTACAAAATGCTCCTAGGTGTAATAAAGAAAACTTCTCATTGGAGGCAAAAGTAAGAAATATTATCTATGTGGATCCGTCTATTGGGGACGATTCCGTTCAAAATACAGGATTTTCAGAAGATACCCCATTTAGAACACTAGAGAGAGCCTTAATTGAGGGCGTAAGGGAAAGCCGTAGAGCTGGACAAAATAACGACAGATATGACCGTGTAGTTATTGAATTAGCGCCTGGGGACTATTATGTAGACAACTCGCCAGGTAGTGGAGGGACTCCTTCTCTTACTGAGGAGACCGGACTAATCCAACGAGTAGATACTGGATTGACTATTGGAAACGTAATTGAGTCGGATAGATTTATTGAAATAGCAATAGATACATCAAACCCTTCATTCTCTCAGCCTCCAACTGCATTAAATCTTGGAAGAATACTTTATTCTCAATCAGGCGGTGTGGGTAATATTGCAAAGATTGAAAAGCAAAGCCTTTCATCGTCAGTGTGGAAAGTAACTCTAGAGTATGTAAGAGGAACTTTTGCAAATAATGACGCGCTATTCTATGATAATCTTTCTATTATCAATCCAAGTTCTGGAGGCTTAGTAGTACCTAGAGGTATTAGCATTGATGGAGTTGATTTAAGAAAGGTACGAATCAGGCCAATGTATGTGCCTGAATTAGAACCGATTCAGGACGAGCCTCAACGTCAAAGAACTTCTATTTTTAAAGTAACTGGCGGTTCGTATATTTCGCTTTTAACTTTTACTGACAACCCACAATACGCCAGGAGCCATAATACTGTTACATCCGTTAGTTTCGCCTCTGAGAATGAAATTAGAGGAGGTCAATCGGAATCTTCATATTATAGCAAAATAAATAGCCTATTCTCAATTTATGATGGATGGGAAGGTGACGGACTCGAGCCCATTGGGGCGGAGACAACTATTGTTGCGCCAATCTACGGCACAAAGGATCAAAGACAAACCGATTTAGAACAGAACCAAACAGGCCTTCTTTCTCCTGACTCTGATATTACAGGCCCAATTTCTTATCCTGGCGCTACAAGATTAACAAGATTAGGTGATTCTTCTCCAGTTCCGTATGATCTTCCTGATATCAATAGCACACGTTCTAGCTCTCCATACGTATTCAACTGCTCAGTAAGATCCATTTTTGGTCTTAACGGACTCCATGCAGATGGTGGAAGAGTATCAGGATTTAAATCAATGGTCACAGCAAACTTCACCCAAGTTTCGCTTCAAACTGACCCGACTTGTTTCAATGATGAGTCATATTATCTAGATCCCCCAACCAATAAACAGGATGGTGTTGGAAAACAATATAGAACTTGTTCATCTGACCCATTAAAGTATAGACATTTTGGATTCAAAGGTAGCAATGATGCTACTATTCAAATTGTATCTTGTTTTGTTATTGGTAATGCTGATCATTTCATCGCTGAAAGCGGCTCTGATTTATCAATTACTAATTCTTGTTCTGACTTTGGTGACGTTTCGCTAAGATCAGTTGGATACAAACCAAAACCATTCTCTCAGGATATTGGAACTCCTACAACGGCCTATGGTGGAACAAGAATTCTTGAAATTATTCCTCCGCTCCCTCTTTCCTATGAACCACTAGCATCTACAGGGAAACCAACTCTTGTAGATACAGAAATCAACACTGGATTAGTCCTTGATTACGAACTAACTAAAGATTGGATTTTAGCAAATAAGGTTGGTGAGTTAGCACCAACGCAAATGCGAATTTACTTCCGTAGTGCAAATGCATCTTCTCCATTTACTGCTACGTCAAATCCTCCATCTGCGGCGAAGATGGGATTCGGTCAATTTTCTTATACTAGAAAGACCAGTAGTGGCAGTTATGAATTAGTAGGTGGAAGTAGAGAAAATCGTAAAAGAATAGCCATTAAAGGGTTTGATGAATTAGGAAATTCTATAATTTATACAGGTAATATTGTCCTAGCAAGAGCATCTGATCCCGGTTTTGAGTATCTTGATGATAAATCTAAGATTTTCGTATGGGATGGTACAGAGTCTTGTTGGTACGTTAATGTATCTACGGATAATGTTCTTGAGGAGTCTCAGGATGAAGATGGTGACGGTTTCTTAATTAAGAAATTTAATTACGCGTTTAGATATAAGTTAAAAAATGACCCCACTGGATCTGACTTATACTACTCATCACTTGATTTCTTATTCCCTAGAGCATCTCTTACTACCACAAGGGGTATCGATAGAAGAACTTCAGAGCAAAGAATCTATAAAGTTGTACTTGACGGATTCTCTAAAGCCCGTGGTATCCGTAGACCACAGAATTTCTATGTACTTGAGAAGCAGGCTGGGGTAGCTGGATATCCACTTAATAACTCTGTTGCTTTAAGTACTAATCCACTTACTATTTCTCAAGTACGTACTTATGATGAGGTGTTTTACCCCAACTCCCCTATAGTACAGTACCCAGATAGATATGTAACTTATCTTACTTTTGCAAGTGATGCTAGAAAAGTTCCTACTGGCGATGTATATCCAAGCGTAGATAATGACCAGCCCGAACTAACAGCAGATCCTACTGACTCAATTACTAGAAGGTCATTAGTAGAGTTCTTAGGAAGACCGGGAGTATACTTCTCAGCTTCTATTGAACCTAGCGAAAGACCTATTACGATCAAAACCGGCGTAGATGAAAATATTCCTGGTATTCTTATCGGTCTTCGCCGCCCCTCTGTGATTAGAGCTTCTGGGCATACATGGGAATGGACGGGATATCTTAACTATGATACTTCATTCCCAACCTTCCAAGGTGATCCACTAGAACAAGATTTTGCTCTTGGTAAGATTATCGTAGAAAGCAATGGTGGTAAAGTTTATGCCACTGGTATGAATGAAGAGGGAAGTTTCTACATTGGTACCACAGTATTTGACCTTAGAACCGGGGAGCAATTTGCTATTCCATTGGAAGCTGATAATGAACCCGGATCAGTTACCAACCAAGTATTTAATAGCGTTGTAATTAGATCAGTTCTTGCTATGGCCGATGGAACTAGTACCTTTTTTGGTACTGACTCAGCCATATACCTTGATCCAACCACAACGATTAATACCACAACGGGTCCTATTTCCGCTTCTCAGAATCCCTTACCGGAGTCATATGCAACAACTTCAAAAGCTGGATTTGTCCAGCTTGCAGAAGATGCCGTAATTAGAGGGGCTTTAGGGCAAGGTGGTAAAGGAATCTCTGAAAGAGTCGCTGTTAGTGCGGCGGCCCTTGCTAGAGAATTGAATATCAGAATTGACAATTCACTTTCCGCCGGAAGAGGCGTATCTATTTCTCAGAATTATATTGAATTACCCGGTGGTAATCCAAATGATCCTACCGACGATGTCCTTTCTTCTGTATTTTCTATTGGACTACCTGGTAATACTGACTCAGTAAGTTTCTCTGCGCTAAGATTAGGCAGTGATGAAGGTGGCATAGAGGTGAATACAATCTCTAGTTCTATAACTAAAACTAATGCAAGAGACTCGGCATTAGTTACAGAAAGAGCGATTAGAGACTACGTAATAGATACTGATCAATTACAAGCCGCATCTGTTACTGAAGCAATTTTAGCTTCTGAATCTGTTACTAGTACGAAAATATCGGCGGGCGCTGTAACAACTGAGAAGATCGGTAATCAGGCTATAACTTTTGATAAGTTAGCGAATTCTTCCGTGGGATCGACTAAATTAGCAGATCTTGCAGTAACAACCGAAAAAATAGCGAATAACGCCATAACCGCTGATAAAATATCCAATAGTGTAATAGGATTCAATAAACTGGCTACTGGCCTATATAGAACTTCTTCACTTGGAATTAGAGATATTAATCAGGCTGTTGACAACGTTTTTGCTACAGAGAGAGCAATTAGATCTGCGTTAGATTCATTATTGGGCACAATAGAAAGCCTAATACCCGAACCCACTGTTGTTGAAGCAGGTAACGGATTAACTGCGACTGGCACGAGTACAAACATAACAGTATCTCTAGGTGTACCAGGTTCTATTACTAGTAATTCTGGTAATAATGCAACTGCTACTAGCCATACTCATCAATTAGAAAATAATTCTGTTACTATCGATAAAATTTCATTTGCCAGTGCAGTCGTAACTGGTACTGGAGCAGACCTCATCGCAGTCAACCCAGATAACGCATCAGCAACTGCACTTGTTACAGAAAAGGCAGTTTCCGCTCATGTGCAGCGTAGACTAGTCCATGTTCTTGAACAAGTTGGATCATACGGACTATTTATACGAGTAAATCCACAACTCACACCACAAAATACGCAAGTAGCAGCATCTGAACTAAGATATAGTAGTGCCAATGCGGCCACGGGAGCTGAGCCTGAAACAGGCGGCACGTGGGTATGCAAAGGGTATCTCCAGGGTGGTGATCCTAATGAAGGTGCCGTAACTGTATGGCATAGAATTGCTTAATTTTTAATAAACTAACATGAACTATAGAAATCCCATTTTTAATCGATTTGGAACAATTGATTGCGAAATTGAACATCCAATTTATGGGTGGATTCCATTTACGGCCTCACCGAGGGATGTAGAGGAGCATGGTAGAGTAATATATGAAAAAATTCTTGAAGAGGGTAATATAGCCCCTTTTATTCCTCCTTCTGAAGAGCAACTAGCTCTTGAAGCAAAGATTATAAGAAATAGACTTTTATCTCAGTCAGATTGGTCTCAATTACCTGATGTCCCACAAAATATTAAAGATTTATGGGCGCCATATCGCCAAGCTTTAAGAGATCTACCAGAGCAAGAGGGATTCCCAACAGATATTCAATGGCCTATTCCACCAGATCAATAATAAAAAAAGCGAGACCACCATTATGGTGGGGCAAGCTCATTGATTTATTACCTCGATGCTATTTACCATTTCTTGAGCCAAAAAGATGGACTCCAGAACTTGCTAAAAAATGGATCAATGCTATTCCTTCAAAATGCCCCTTTGAAAGACAAATCTGGATAAAAAACGTACTGGTGCTTTATATACCGCCTCTATGTTCACTTAATCCGTTATCAACTCAACTGTATTCTATTCGTCTTAAAGCCCAGGCATATTTGGCTTCATTACCTCCGGAGTCAGTTTAAGATTTATAATATAGGTCTTGGTCCGTCCAAACCTATGGTATAATTTCCTAGTGAGACCGCTTAAAAGCGACTTACAAGAGAACCTATTTAAGAGAATCAAAATGACTGCAACTTTTCAAATCACCACTATTGACGTAAGCACCTCCGCTTCTAGCCTTGCTTCCCTTAGTGGCCGTGAGTATAACTCTGAATACACGGCTCTTCCTAATGCTAATCTTCCCAAGACCCTGCGTTCCGAACTCGATACTGTCTTTCAGTTTCTGACCGGAGAAGAACTCCCTCTCGAAGAAAATACTTTTCTTATCAAAGCTCGTGATGGAATCTATTTCCGGCTTTTCGGCCC